GCCATTATCCCGTTTAACTTCAAAAGTCCTTCCGTTAACGCCTTGTTTTCTTTCCCGAATAATGCCTGTACGCCAGTTGCTAACTGAAAGCTATTAGCCATTAATGTTGCACCACGCACCACGTTATCAATGCCACGTGTATCGCTGCCAAGAGACTTAATCTCTTGATTTATATCATTTATTTGGTCTGATAGCTGACCTGCTTTTTTCTTTGTAGCTTCAAATTGCTTCTCAATGTCTTTGAATGTTTGGGTATTTTGTTTTCCCTCACTTTTCATTGTGGCTAATATTGTAGCCAACCCAGTTGCTTCCTCTTTATATGCCCTTAACTTAGCCTTTGAACTTTCAAATGCCGTTTGGCTTGCTTCGGTTGCAACCTTTACCGCTTCTAACTCTTTTGTTAACCTTTGTACGTCTTTTGGGTCTGTAGCATCAGCAATGGCTTTCTCCATTCTCTGCACCGCCGTTGTTGTTCCGTCTGCCGACTTTGAACTTTGTGCAAGTTCCGCCTTAAATTGATTTAATCCCTCAACCTTAAGCCGTGCGATTATGTCATTATCATTTGCCATTAATAGACAAATTTAGCTATATCAATACTTTACTGATTATGAATTTAATAAAAAACCCCCACGTGGAAACGTGGAGGACAAGTAAAAAAATGAAATAAACAATCTTAGCGTTGTAAATTTAAACCAAAGTTCCCAATAATGCAAATTTATCTTTTGTTTTCTTTTGAAATAAATGCGTAATATTCATTCAGGTATAGATAATAGTCATTTATGTTTAGGGACCTTAGATATTCAACTGTTGTTCTATAATGCAAACATAGGACTACCTCTAACTCGTTTTGGGTTCTACGATATCTATAAGGCTCAAGTCCTTTACCACTTCCTGTATTGCCGTTTGCGCTAAAGCAAAGTGGATACAGTTCTGAAAGGTGACTTTGTAAATATCCGTATAATCGTTCAATTTCTGAAAAAAAAAATTCCTAAAATAAGGATATTGATTAAGGTAATACCTTTTTAACTCTAATGTTTCGTCTGTTTTTTCAAATATATCCTCATCTTCAAAGAAAAAGAATAGGTCAAATAATGACACCATTATAGCTTCATTAGTGTTATCGTACTCTTTCCGTGTCGTTTCTATTTGCTCAATAAGCTTTATCTGGTCATCACATTTGGCTTCAAGTTCTGCCTTGTTTCGGCTTCTGCTTAATGATTTAATCTCAAAGGCATTTTCTTTTATCATCTTATGCCCTGCTTCTAATGTTGTTTTGCTAACACCTAAGTGAGCTATATAGTTGCTGTTCTCCTGAATAGAAATTAGCTTACTATTCGGTAACTTTTCAAAATAATCCTCTTTTAACTGATATAACTTTTTGCCGTTTGGGAACGTGAAAATGTGCTTACCATATTTACATGTCTTCTTTTTAAATATATTAAGCATTTTCAATCTTTTTTAATACATTAATATCCTCTGTTATTTCAAAATCATAATGCTTAGACACAGTTGAACCTAAACATAATTCATATAATAATTCTTTTTGAGAAACACAAATACCGCAAACTATTCTTTCTAATTGCTGAGTATCTGTTTTCAAATAAACTGATTGACCTATCTCAAATTCATTATTAATTATCATATCGCATAACTTTCTATCTCGCTGTAATAAAATGTGATAAACTTATCACCAAAGCTAACCAAGACGCTATCCTTATAAAGCTCCTCAACTTTATATAGCTTGTTCCTTATGATTATATTTTGCCCTACCGATGGTATCATTATAATGAGTATTTATCGTCCAATGCCATTGACATCTTGTTTGATTTAACAGGTATAAACATATACAAATATAATTATTTTCTTGAATAATAGGCTAAATAATCTTGCCATTTCTCAAAATTTAACACACAGTCACAGAAGTATCTAAACGTGTCTACAATATGGAATGTAGTATCGCCGTCTTTCTCGTACTTTTTCTTAGCTTCGTTAAGACTACCGTCTTTGTCGGCATAGGCTATGTTTAATCCATTGCACAACAACTTAGCAGACTTATAAATTGCAAAGTCTGTATTGTATAGCAATCCGTTACAAAGCTCTCTGCTTAAAACGTGTGTTATATTCTGTTTCCTTATTTTTATTTGGCTATCTCCCAAGTGGAGTATCGTTTTAATCTTTGTATAAAACCCCCTATTTGATGAGTTATCTGCTGTTTTATTCCTACCTGTCGCATCACCCGTAACGATTATGTATGCTGGCACTAAAAGTCCACTATCTAAATACTTCTCTTTGAACTTGTGGCATACAGCTTCCAATGGGCTTAATCCGCTTATTGTATTTTCGTCTGCCAAAATCAAATCAAAAACTGATATCTTCTTTCCGTCAACCTGACCTATCAATAGAGTAGTTGGGTTGTTGTTAAAGTCGAAAGATAATATAATTTGCGTGTTTTCTGACAGTTTGTATCTTTCATCTACATAATGTAAAGATTCGTTAAATGCGTAAAAGAATGGGTTTTCTATATTCTCTACACCCCACAATCCCTTTATGTCAACCAACATCCTATTAGTGTTTCCTTGTGCATTCTGCAATAGTGTTGCATAATACATTTCTTTATCTATAAAGTCATTATTTTGGAATGTGGAGTGATTGAGATATGCAATATCCTTAAAGTTGTCATTCAAGACATACCCGTCCGATTCTGTAAAAAAGTAAGAACGCAACCAATGTGATTCACTTACGGGATTAAAACTTATTATAAACTGATGTTTTGTGCTTAGTGGTGTTCTAAGGAGCGCATTTAACGTTAAGAAGTCCTCTTTAGTACCCTTTGTAATCTCGTCCCACCATATTACGGTAGGGTCTGAAATGCCTTTTGTTTTTTCAGCATCATCCATGCCGATAGGTGTAAACCTCGTCCCAGTAACGTTATTTACTATTCGGTAGTCACCATCGTAAAATGTAAAATAATCACTTAACCCAACTTGTGACGCTATCTTTTTAAATTCGGCATACTGCTGTATCTTTATATGCCTAAATTCTTTGTTAACGTATAAAATGTGGTTATACTCTGATTCAAACGAGCGTAATAGAAGCTTTAATACTATGTGATGGGTTTTACCACTCCCACGACTACCATAGGCTATTATATATCTTTTTTCAGATAAAAGGAGTTCTTTAAAGTGTGAGCTGTATTTTGTAGGCTTAAGTATAATTTCCACATTATTCTATTATTACCTTGTTTTCTGTTACAATTACGTTTGACTCTGTCTTTTCCGTCAGTCCGTTTAATCGCTGTGTTATGCTTGGATTGTAGATACCAGCCATACCACCGTTTATTTGGTCTTTACGGCACTTTCTCTTAATCGCACGGCAGATAGTGGCATAATTTGAATATCTTCCATCTTTATTGCTAAAATAATCCCCTAAATCATTTATAACGCCATTCTCAAAAAGGTAGTCCTCAAAGCCATCAACCGTTAAAGGAACCTCTTTTTTCCTTTTAACCAATTCCGCATCTTTCCCCACGTAATCCTCAACAATAATTGGATTCTGCTTTGTATGAAGTTCATATTCTTTGAACAGCTCCCACATTCTCTCTGGTGTTTCAATATATTTATTCCTACCCATTAGTCCTCAATTTTATATAGCTGAAAATACATGCCTTTGTCTTCAATCTCATATACACCGATAACATCTTCATAGTTCGGAATCTTTACCGTTGTGGTGGCGTTTTTACCACAGTTTGTTCTTGTTAGCTTGTACGTCTTATTGTCGTCTATTGTGGCGTATCTTATTCTTAAGTTTACTTTATCAACTACAATGTTTTCTTCCTCTATCATTGCAGATGCTTCACGGTTAAATGAGAAGTTTATGTTCCCGTTCCCGATTTGGGAGTCGTGATGTGATAATCTTACGATAGGTATTTTTAGTTTATTCATTATTATCTTATTGGTTGGCAAAGTATATCCATTTGTGATTCAAATAGCCCGTGATTTGGATAGATGTTATGGTAAACGTAACCTGCGACATCTAACCACTCATAAATATCCTCTCTTTTTACGTTATTTCTGTTTAACGTCATTTCGTTTATTTCAATTAACATTTTTGGTTTGTACTTTTGTATTGTGCGCTGTCCGCCTTGCAACACATCAAGTTCATACCCCTCGCAGTCTATCTTTATAAAGTCTATTCTATTTAAATTCTGCGCCGGAATTACTGTATCTAAAGAATGGACGTTTATATCATTCCCGTCTGCAAGATAGTTCATCCCATTATTAGTTGCAACTTTATTTAAGGATGCCGTATGCCCTCCAACACCCAAAGCAACATTAAACCCTGTAAAGTTATTATAATTTCTCATATTAAACATCATGCATCTGTAAGAATCTATATCTGGTTCAAATGCAATAACCATCCCATTTTGCCCTGCTTTATTCGCATAAGCTATTGTGTGGTCCCCTATAAAAGCACCCACATCAATTACCACACCACCAACAGGAATATGGCTTAAAACAATAGGCAACATATTTTGGTCATGTGACAACACCCCACTTTCTTGGACAAATCGGCATATGCAGTTATCTGTTTCAAGAATAGCTATTTCTTGCCCGTTTTTACCTGTTATTATTTTCATATCATATTGTATTTTCTATTTCTTGTCTTTCTGATTCAGTCATATTAGACCATGACCAGTATTGTTTGCTTTTATTAGGTTTAGTATTATTTTCCTTACTTAAATCTACGAAATAATATTCATCTTTTTGTATTTTTTCAGCAAAAAAACCTAAAGCGTTAAATTCTGAAAATTTCCTGTATGGCTGATTTATTATATAATTTTCAATATTTGGGAATGAGTTATTAAACATTTCCAAAGTAGATTTGTGATAAACCAAAGGCATGGTTCTCATATATTCATATTCAATTGATTCACCAAATAATTTTTCAGTTGGGTTTTTCCAACAAATAGCTCCACCTACATTTTCATATTTATCCATTAGAATTATTGGCTTATTTCGTTCAAAGTAGTCCCTTATATCTGCTCCACTAAAGAAAACTACATCACTATCCACAAATAAGATATAGTCCCCATTACAGTATTGGTGTGCTTTTAGTTTGCTTATCTGCTGACCAAGATAATCGTCTTTATAAATCTTACAAGTAACTACTTTTTCTTGCGTTAAGTGAGATAATAGGCTTTCTTGTCCAGTAGGTATGCAAATTACAATTTCATCCCATCCTACTAAGTTTTTATGAATGGATGCTAAGCAATAGTTCAACCATTTAATGTCTTTGTGATATGTCCTTATAAAAATTGAAATCATATACTACATTTGGTTAATGTTATCCAAAATCAGGGACATAAAAAACGTAATTATTATCAATCATAGTATTGTATTTTAGACTTAATTAATGCGTATGATTCCTTACTGTCTTTAGATACGTTACCACTTAACCCCAACTCCAGCGCAAATATCCGCCCCGTTTGTCGCCACCTTTCGGTGTTATACTGTATTTGGTGGCGTTTGTGATACATATTTGAATGCAATGGGCTATAAAGGTTAAACCCGTATTTAACAGCTAAAATCGGTAAGAAATAGTCCCAATGGCATTGCCCTATTACAAGTCTGCTTATTGGAACGTAATACGCAAATTCTTTAGTTATATAGAACCCATCAAATCCGCTCTCAAACTTCTTAGCCGTTTCAAAAGACTTATCATAATCATTTCTACTAAAAATGACTATTGATTTGTCGCTTTTTTTAATTGGTAATTCTCCATTTATCTCTATATCGGAGTTTAAAATTATGCAACTGCCGTTATTTTTTATGTAGTCGGTAAATGCGTTAAGTCTTACATAGTCTTTTTTGAACTCATTGCTACCAAGTTCCGATGTCTCGATAAACTCAACTTCAAAAACACTACCTAATTTATCAATATCAGATTTACTGTTAAATGACTTTACGGAATACCCAAAAGACAACCAACTATTTATAGCCCTCTTCTGATTTTCTAAATTAGTCGGAGATAGTGTCGTTAAAATAGTCATTATTGCGCTATCATATCTATTTCAAACCATGCCTTATCACGTCTTCTGCATTCTGCATTAATTCCATTTCGCAAAAATATCATCTTTTGCTTCATCGTTAGCTTATGTGCAGAATAATAGTTAAGTATTCTTTTGTTTATTGTTTGCTTAACAATAGTAACGAGTGGTTTAATATCTTCTGTGTTCATAATTGCAAATATACGTTAATTAATTTGCATTGTCAACACTTATCGTGATTTTTATTTATTACGTCCAGCTATGAACCACATTTGACTTATATACAAGCATTTATAATGGTGTTTGTGTTGCTGGTATTTACGAGTTA